CAGTTTGAATATCGTGAACCATATGGGCGGAGTGTGTCGCAATTTGCTAAAAAATTCTTACTGGTGCGGACAACAAACGATCTGTATTACCTTAAGGATAAAACGGGCGAACGGCGTTTTCTGCCGATCCTAGTTGACAAGGACAAGCAGACGATGAATCCCGTCGAGGATTTGACGCCCGACTTCACTCAGCAGGTGTGGGGGCAGGCGGTGGTCGAATATCGTCAGAAACCCGATTTCAAATTCACGTTCAACGCAGAACAAGATGAAATGATTGCCGAGTATCGCAGAAACTTTATGCACACGGACGAGCTTGAAGACGAGATTGAAGATTTGATTGAAAATAACTGGGAAGGCAAGGATTTTATCAGCTCAGCTGACATCGAGTTCGGCTTGTCGATTACGAGTTTGGCATCTGACAGAAAACTGTCTAACCGCATCTCAAACATCATGGTCAATCGTTTCGGCTTCAGGAAGGGGTACAAAAAAATTAACGGCAAATCCAAGCGGGGGTATCTGAGGTAACGCATAGTCACACTTCCCCGTTTTAGAAGTGTGACCGTCTGAAACCGTTGGGAGAGTAAGGTTAGAACGTTTATT